CCCTATATGTTCCTTCAAAATCTATTCCTACATATTTCTCAATATAAGACTCTATCGCTGAAGCATGAGATTGCTTTACATCTTCCGAAGTATTAGGTATACCTCCAAGTTCTCGTTCTGTTTTAGATAATTTATTGTAGGTTTTGTCGGGCCTATTCATACTAAACCCTCTATAACCTCTGTTTTTAAAATGATACAAAAGACGAGGTTTATTGTTCTCACATAAAATAGGCATACCATAAAATATGCACGCCATCAAAACCTCCTCAAAAAATATTTCTGCAGTTTGAGGTCTGGCTATATATTCTAAAAAAAACTCATTACTTGGAGCTTCCTCCATATTAAACTTAGTCAGGCCATGTAAAGCACCATTAGATCCTTTACCTACAACCACTCCTGATATATCATAAGAGTCACAACCAAAAGAACCAATATGCTCATTACCTGGTTTTTTCAAACCTCTTTCTATTATTATATTGTTCTGTAAATGGGCAGGTGGTGTCCAGCTTACCAAAAACCTACCCCTGTTATGAGGACTCCATATAACTTTAGAATCTTTTATTCCGTTCTGCCACGAAAAAGATCCTCGGGTTAAATGATGTGTCATAATTAGAGAATCATTATAATCTATTTGCTGATAAATTTTAGTTAGGTTAAATATAGATTGTTTACTCTCGTCTCTAAAAGCATGCGACTCTGTTCTTGGAAACTGCCTGTAAAATTCATTTAAAGCGTCAGGATCATGAGCTAAAGACTCTACCTCGTTTTCCCAGTAGTTAATCGCACCAACCGTAATATCCTCACCATCTATCCCTATTATTGGTTTTTCTGGAGATTTAAAAACTGGCATGCCATATCTATCTATATAACCTTCAAAATTCCACTCCATAGGAACAAACAAACAATACAGCCCTGATTTTGTTTGACCATTAGCGTTTCTTTTTTCAGGCATAGAATCTTCATATAAAGATTTAAAATTATTACCACCTTTATCTAAAGCATTTGATGTACTTCCCATCATACACTTACCAATAACTTTACTACCCAGTCTTAAACAGGTTTTAGTTACTCGCCAGTTATTTAATATATTATCTGGTTTTTCCCATTTACCACTTTCATCATGTAAAAGTAATTGTAACTTTTCACCATCATAACTATTGTCCCCTGTGTTTTTCCAATCAATAGTAGTGTCTAACCCTTCTAATTCTTCGTCTGCTAAAGTGTGCATATTTTTTTTAGTAATCTTAGAAGCAGGAACTCTATACGCTAATTCTGTTTTTGGTTTATCCATACCGTCTTGAATCGGCTTAAAGAAAAAGGGATAATTGTTAGATATAGGAACAACTTTATCTGTAAACATTTTTTTTGCATCAGATCCTGTTTTAGAAAGTATTCCAACTCGAGCATCTTTAGTTATAGTCGCTTGATTAACCCCCTCGCAAGAGCTCATAAAAGAAAAACCTGAACGCCTAATTTTTAAATAACACATTCCAAAACTTCGTTTATCAGCCTTGCACGCTTCCCAAAAAATGTAAAATACCCTATTAGCCTCTCTATAATCTGGATTGCCCACATCTATTTTAGTCCACTGTAAATACATGTAATGTGTGCCTGTAATGTATGTAGGTTTACCATTATTCATAAACCAGTAACCTTGCTCTCTTCTATCGAACTCTTCTTCTATATAGTCAACCCATTTAGATTTAAAAGTATCTGGCGTTTCATGCCATTGAAAAATAGATTTAATTTTATTAAGCTCTTTTGATATGGGTGTTACCTCCCAATACTGATCTTCTTTTTTTAAAGATCGTGAATAAACTTTTTTAGGCTGAGGTGGTAATCCTATTTTTAATTTATTTATTTCTATTATCTCACCCAAGGTTCCATTACGAGATACAACAACTATATCATACTTCTCGTTATATCCATACAACCAAGTTCTTGCCCTGTTCTTGTTGGACAATACATTTTTAGGTATTAAATTATTTACAACCCTGTATAAACTATTTTGATCTTGACTCTGCAAATCCTTTAGGTGTGTTATTTTTCCTTTCTGTTACATTACCATCCAACAAAGCTCTTTCTTCTTCTATGCGTTTTAATATTTCAAAAGCATCCATAATACAAAGCTTTTTAGTAGCGGCTGCATTTTTCAACCTATCAGCCGCCAACTCATCATCTTTATCGTATTTAATAATATCTTCTTTTGCAACTTTAATAAGTTGTTTTACTGCTTTTTCTCCAGCCTCTATAATACTTAATTTAATCTCCTTTGTCTTGTTTTCTTTCATGTTCTTCTTTTATTTTACTTAAAGCCTCTTCATATCCTGGCATGTATTTTAAAATCTGCAGGGCTCCTAAAACTAAGTCCCGAGTTTGCTTTTCCTCTAAAATTAATTTTTGTAAATTTTCTGTTAAAGATTCTGTTTTAGATTTTAATCTTCCAATGTTTTTTTGTACTCCCATGACTTACTTTTTAAATTTATAAAATATTACATATACCTTCCTGCCTTCCTTCCACGACTTATTAGGATATTTACTATGAAAGTAATTAGCAGGATAAGATACTAATCTGTTCTGCTCATAACCAGAAACAGAAACTAATCTCCACATGTCTAAGTTTTCTGAATCTACTCGTATAAGCCTATCGTACTCTTTATCATCAATATGCTTAGGAAGGTATGACCCATAAACTTCATGCTCCCAAAAGGCGGTTCCATGTAAAGATTCCAACTCTCGGGGTGACATATATAAAACCGCTGCTCTGTCTGGCTGCTGTCCTTTTATTTTTAAATCAGAATGTATACGCCAATTATTATCTAAAACATCGGTGGAAACTCTAAAAAAACTTAATATATTTTCGACTGGACGAGCCTCAAGTATGGCTAATTTTCTCAAGACATATTCGTTAAAAATATCAGGAGACTCTTGTGTATAAAAATTTTTTTCTCCTACGGTGTGTTTAATAAATTCTCCCTTATCTAAATAGTTGCAGGCAATTTTAAACAAGTCCTCACTAATAAAATTATCTTGAGTATAAATCATACAATCATTGTTATATTGTTAGTAAACATTCTGTATAATTTTTCTTCATCTACCATAAATGGATATTCGCTTTCTGGTTGAAAAGATATTTTATCTCCTTCTTCTACACCTAAATCTAAAAGTTCTTGATTAATATACTTAATAGTTCCATATAAAGGCTCTTCGTTTCCTCCTTTAAATATATAAGAATCTTCCAAGCCTATAGGTTTTATAAAACAGTATTTACCATAAGCCCTCCATTTATTATTCTGTTTGTAAAGAAAAAACTGATCGTGATCTACTAAAAATAAATCGTCTTTTAAAAAACTTCTTCCGCTTTTTTCCCTTCCATACATATCGTAATAAAATTTAAAAACATTATGGTGAACTAATAAAGTATCCCCCTCGCTTACAGGGCCGCTATAGTTTATAGGTAAGGCTATTACTTTTGCAAGTCTATTAGAAGCAATATGATCTTCTTTAGATACACTGGTAATTAATTCTGTATCTCCTATTTTTTTTATATTATTGTACCTTTTTTTGTGTAAAGGCTCAACAATAAAGTTATACGGAGACCGCATTAAAAATTAATATTAAACTCCAAGGATATAGGAAGGGTATTTAAAAATTCTTTCCATAAATAAACCTCATCCGATCTTTGTATCCAAATTTTATAAGAAGATTCTGTAGCTTGAATTAAGTGGATAATATGGGATCCACCTAACACTTCTTGGCCTACAATATAGTGCATGGCACCAGACTTGTAATCTGCACCAATTGATATTTTTCTAATGTCCATTTCATTTTATTTAATTTAAGATATATATTCAAACCTAAGATTCATTCTCCAAAATATATAAGCAGGAGATGTGGTTTGACTGTTAGCGGCTGACCAGGTAAACATCATAGATTGCCCTGGCTCCCATGTTCTATCGGTTGCAGTTCCTAAAGTACCTCCATTACAGCAATTAAAAGTAGCAGTTCCGTCTCCACTGTCTGTTACTACTATTCTACAACCTCCAGCTAAAAATATATCTGAAGATCCACAAGGTGTTCCTGCCATTCTCCAAACTTGAATAAGAAATACTGTGCCTGCAGGAAAAGCATCTGGAGTTGTTCCGCTTCCAGTTTCTACAACTAAATTAGAAGTCATCTCGCATAATTTTAACTTAGTCTTTCCTGTTGAACAACCATCGTTTGGTAGTTGAAATACTGCGGAACTAAATCTTTGTACTGGGGCTAATGCCGCTGAGGGAGGAGTAGCTCCGATAGAATTAGTGTAATTATTCATTCCTATTCCTATCCCGCCTGAATTACTAAAAGGCTGTAGACACATATAGTCATTAGCAACATAACCAGTAAGTTTGTCTATAAAAGCAGTTTCTGTCCAATGAAAAGAGTTGGTATCGCTTGCGGCTCCACCTGGAACCTGCCAAGATCCATCTCCTCTTAAAAATGTTGTAGCACTACCTCCTGACGGAACATGTCCTACATTGGTTGTTCCTGCATAAGCATTAGAGGTGGCAACTACCGCTCCTGTTGTAGGGGTTATTGTTAAAGGCGTTCCTCCAGAAGTACCTGGTGCTCCTGCTGTAACCGAAGTTACCCCACCGCCACCTGT